ACTTACTGGATCTCTAAGCATGTTACGAACAAAAAAGTCAGGTGCTAATGTTGCACCAGCTCGTAACCATGATGCTGGTTTAGTAGCCCAATTTCCCCATCGAGACAACAGTAATTCAGTAACTAATCCATTGCTATCTTTTAATGCTTTTGCTATTTCTGGGCCAACTTCCCATACTTCTTTTTTGCCGTTTCTGTATAATGCTATTTGTGAGTCAGTAACTTGTTGTCCATTTTTTCTAAAAATAGTTAAATTATCTAATGTTGTTTTATCAAGTTTACTTGTGTCAACTATACCTTCTAATTCTTTAGATGTAATTTTTATAGATCGTGCGTTGTTGCCAACTTTGTATATTTCTGTAAATTTATTATCTTTAATAATTTTATTAGCTTCCACCATTTCTATAAATTTAACAAAAGCATTGTTGCGTTCTGCCATTGTTATAATTTGGTAGGTGTTATTAAAAATACTATTTAATGGATCTTGTATAACTTTAGTGCTTCCTTTCATCTGCATAATAGGATTACTTACAGATTTATTTATTGGCCCATCTTTACCTTCTAGCACTCTAAAAAAAGGAACATAATCTTTGTTTGCATCTAAAATAACGTCAAATGTTTTTTTATCTAAAATACCAGCATCTTTTAGATAGGTTAGCAACGATGTATTGTATTCTTGTATTTCTTGATGAATTTTTTTATATTCTGGTTTATTTGAACCAGCCCTATCATATTCTGCTACTGTTTTTTTTGCAGCTTCTACTGACACACCAGTTTTAATACCTTGTGATTCTTTTTCTAACACACGTTTTGCAACTGTGTACGCACTAAATTCTTCATACAATTTTTTATCTCTTATGGGTTCTAATATTTCCATAAAAGATTTACCTTTTACTTGTAAGGTTCCAAAATCTAATGTGCCTCTATTTATAAAAGTTTCAGCACGACCTATCATTCCAGGTTGTATTCTTAATGTTTCGTAAGGATTTAATGCACCTTCTTTAATTGTGCTTTTATCTGCATTTTGTACTGCACGATATATAGGATGCAATTTATCAAAAAATAATGTTGCTGCATCGTTTTTTGCATCTTTAATTGTTTCTACTGCTTTTTCTATTGTAAATTTTTCTCGAGGTATATCTATTTCAATTCGATCTAAAACTTCAAGAGTTGCTTCTGATCTTAAATTTCCATCTTTTTCTAATTTTTCTAATGTTTTTAATTCAACTTGTTCAAATGGATCTAATTTTTCTTTATTTTTTAATTCAGCAAGACGTTCAATTGATGGTGTAGTTTTTATTTTTTCTATTTTTTTTTCTGATTGAAATATCCTTGGTGTTTCAATATTTGTACTTACCAAATCTTCTTTAAACATTGGATCAATCAATGCTTCTTGTATAACTTCTTCACCCTTGACGTTATTTTTTTTCATAACCTCATTGACTTTTTGTACTGATTTTGAAGCAAAACCTAAAGTAAAAAAAACTAATCCCGTATTTATCAATTCGTTTTTAGTAGGCATTTCACCTTCTAATGCAGCACCAGTAGCATTAAAAGCAGCCCATGAGGTTACTAACGATGGGATATATTTACTTGCTGTCGGTAAAAACCTTCCCATTAAACCAGGTGCTGCTGCTGTGGCTCCTAATAATACAGCTTCTTTTGCACCAGCTTCTAATCCTTCTTCTTTAAATATTTCCCACCATTCTGCGTATGTATCAACTTCACCACGTTCCAATGCACTCATATACATTTGCCTAAATGTTCCAACCATAAGACCAGATCCAGCAGCTGTTGCAACTGGGCTTTTTGTAGCTAATGCTAACGGTACAGCAGTTGCTCCATAATACAATAAATCAGGAACTATTTGACTTAATGTATCTATGGCACGTTCTATGTGTCCAGTATCATCACGTTCTGGTTCAGTAAATTCTTTTGGCAACGTACCAGATCCACCGTGATACTCATTCATTAAGTTAATAATGGATTTATTGTAACCACTTTCAACATACGGTTTTATTTCAAAATCTTCACCAACTAATGATTCTTTAAATTGTTTTGCAGCATCAAGATTAGCTTTTTCCATTGGAGTTGGTTCTTTGGCTGCTTCTCTAACACGAGCTGCATGATCTTTTACTTTTTGCCAATACGATTTAATTTCAGTTGTATCTGGTTCTTTTATTCCCCAATAATTTTTTATTTCTTCATTTGTAAAACCACCAGATTTTAATTTTTGAGATTCTTTTTTTCTATATTCTTCAATTTCATTAATTGAAAAACCACCGTTTTCTAATGCTTTTAATTTTTCTACACCATTCATAATATTTTAATTATTTTCTAATCTTTTTAAAAATTCATCTTCAGTTTCACCTGGTTTTCTTTTTATGATTTCAGGTTGATTGTTTTCAGTATTAATTCCTAAACTTTGATTAATTTCTAACGATTGTTCTCTTAAAGTTCTTGAGTATTTTCGTAAAATATCTGGTTTCAATATGTAATCAGGACTTGTAGAAATTAATAAATCATAAACTGATTTGCCGTCTTTTAAACCGTTTAAAAAAGCCTGTTTCATTTCTAAACTAAATTCAAAAAATCTTTGATCACTATATGCATTAAATTTATCTAATTGTTTCATTACACCTTTTACTTGTTTTTCACTTGCAACTAAAAAATTTTGAAATGTTTTTCTTTCGTTTAAAAAAGTTTGATCATCTTTTTTAGCTATTATTTCTTCTAATTGTTCCAGTTGATTCATTCCAATAGTGCCTTCTCTGACTCTATCCAAAATACTTTTTTCTTGTGTTTCGTTTGGCAATTTTATTTTTGCATTTGTTGAATATAATTTGTCCTCTACAATAGCTTGATGCAAATCATTATACATTTTTAAACCAGCATCATCAGTTATTAAACCTTGTGTTTTTTTAACTACCATTTCTTCTAATAAAATTTTATAATCTGATCCTAGTTTACCCGACCAAGGAATATTTTGAATATCGGTAATACCCATTTCACCGTTTCTAACTTTTGAAATAGAATCTACAAAATATTGATTGTTTGCTTTTGTTTCTTGAAAGTTAACTTGATTTTGATTAAAAGTTATATCACTTTGCACAGCATTAAATCTAGTTTGCAAAGCACCTGACAATGCACTTTTTTCACTGTCTGACATAGAATTGTAAACATTTTTTAATTGCTCATCAACAGTGCCATCTTTTCTTACAAATGAACCATTGACAATATTATCGTATGCTGTTTGTGCATCTTCAAAATTTTGATCAGGATCTATTGGAATAAAACTATCTAGTATATAACTTACTTTTAAATTAGTAGCATTTTGTTCAGCTGCTGCCGTAAATTGTAATAATTTAGCTGGTTCAAGATTGTTGTATTGACCTTGTTTTTGTTGAGCAAGAAACTGATTAGGATTGTTTTCTGCTAAAAAACCAGCTTCAACTAAACTTAATGAATCTTGTATTTTCTGATTGTATTGTTCTTTATTTGTGCCAATTGGTGTTTCAAACATTTCATCTAAACGATCATACATTCCAAGTATGCCTAATTCTTCATTGCCAAACAATTGATTGTAAGCATCTTGTCTCACCAGATCATTACTTGCAGTTACATGTTCATTAATTAACCTATTAGTATCAAGTTGTATGTTTTCTTCTAACATGGCTCTATTGTTACCACGCACTGTTTGAGATACATCTAAACCATATTTACTGTTAGTTTGCATAGCCCATGCATCAAATTTTCTTTTTACATTTTTATTTTTAATGTTTCCTAAAATTGTATTTTTCCAACTTTCAGTTTGTGAATCATAACCAGCCATGCTTTCATCTAAATTATTAGATTCAGAGTTTTTTCTAACTATTTCATACAACCCATCATTTTCATCATAACCGTCTGTGTAATCTGTTTGTGCTTTTATAAGTTCGTTTTCTTCTTGTATTCTTCTGTGTTTGTTTTCTATGTCATTAACAACACCTAACAAGGCTTGTTGTCCTTGAAAAACTTCTTGACCAAAGTTTGGATCTAGTTTTGCTGTTGGTACAGTTGATGATTGATTAGTTATATTAACTTGTGATTTATATAATTTTATAGCCATGTTAATTACCTATCATTCCAGCATCTTCAGCCCCACCAAGTAGTGTAGCTCCAGCTCTAAGCCTAGATGCGTATTTTTTGTATTTACCCATTTGTATTGCAGCAGCTCCTTGGAAACGTGAACGGCCAGCTTGATTTCTTAAATTAGCTTTTTGTATATTTGCGTTGTATTGTATTAATCCTTCATCAATTTTAGCATTTTGATAAATATCTTCTAATGCATCCATTGGTGTTCCTTGTGATATGTCAACACCTGATGCAGCATATCCAACTTTAGTATCACCAGTAATACTTCTTATATTTTGACGAAATCTACTAATTTCTAAATTAGCTTTTTGTTGCGTTATTACAGCTTCGTTTTCTGCGTTTACTGCATCTATTTCATAAAGTTGTGCATTGTATTGTGCTGTTTTAACAGCTTGTCTCCCAGCTTGTATCTGAGAAAATGCCATTACTGTTGCTGCTGCCATGTTATTTAATCCTTGCTACCATAATGTAATCATTGCCATCTGGTCCATATTTTTTCATAACACTTTCATGTGTCATGTTAAACCATTTAGCAAATCGTAATCCGTCAGTAAAATCAGATCGAACTACTGCTTGCACACGATTATAATTACGTTTTGTTATTGTTTCTTCAAATTTTTCTTTTATGTTTTTCAGCATAAAAAATTTATGTTTGTTAGAACCTTTTTTCATAATAATCCAAACATCAGCAACACCTTCCCATATAGGGTTGATGCCACCACAAACGATTGGTTGATCATTATAAAAGCCAGTCCATGCATCTTGTGTTTCAAGTGCATCTGTTGAGTAATCTTTTGAGTAGTTTTCAAATTCACCCATTAAGATAATTTCATTAGCATGAGCTGATTGAAACGGCTCAATTTTATAGTTATCCATCAAATGTATTTAATCGAGGGAACAGTGCCACAACATTTAATGGTAATGGCTGTTCTTGTTTTACAACTATATGTCCGTCTGTTTCATAATCACCACGAAACTCAACATCTTTATCACCAGTGAAGTAGGGTATAGATGATGTCAATGGTAATGCTGAAGTACGGTACGTTAATAATTCTAAATTTTGCAAGTTAGGTCCAACCGATCCACCCATAGACCGATCTACTCTTACTGTTACTCCATGAATACGTTTTGTTTTACCCTGGGCTGTTCCATCTTGTGATCCTGATTCTATTCTCATGGTTTCCAAGATTGAGTCATATTGCAATCCAACATGTACTTTTTCACCATGCGTATCTAATGTAATATTACCTGATGCCACTGTTTCATCAGTATGAGTTGCACCGTTGTTTAAGACATTACACAATTCACCTTCTAAGTGATGCAGCCTGGTTATAGTTAATGTTTTGCTGCCATCATATGTCAAACCACTATCAAGAAAAAATGCATCTTCATCATCATTGCCGTAATCAAATGGTGTTAAAAACTCTACATAATGAACTGTTGCATCATTGATGTATCGTTCAACAATCATATACAATTCATCTTCTGCGTTCTCAGTTGGTATTGTTGCAATTGTTTTTACTTTTGCATGTGTCAACCATTTAATAGTTGTCTTTGTTGTACTAACGGTTCCAGGATCTAAATAATCTCGTATTTGATAATTAACCCCAGCTGTTTGATAATCTTTAAATACAAATTTATTTTTTAATCGAAAACTATAATTAGTTATAGGATCAACTATGTATGGTACGTTTTTATTTAAGTTAGTAAGTTTGTGTGTGTCGTTTGTTGGATAATAATAAATTTCTTCATCTTCACCAAATCCATGACCAGTTGCATAAAATACATTGTTTGATTTGTTAAACCCTAAATAAATATAATGCGTTTTGCCACCAGCACCTGATGTAATATCTATGACTGGCGTGCCAGCAGTAGCATCTTCAGGTGTCAATGCTAATTTAATATTGTTAGCATCAACAACAATTACAAAATAAAATATACCTTGTGATAAACCACCGACTGGTGTTTCAGTTGTGTAATATGTTACTGGATCACCCGTAGATAATCCATGTGAACTTATGGCAATTGTATTTTCACCAGTGCTAACAGATGTAAAAGTTAATTTTTGTGTCGTTGTTGTTTTACCAGTATCACAATATCCTCCAAGAATATGTCTATGCCAGGCTATAACATTTTCTGTACGTTGATAAGTCAATCCAGCTAACACACCATCAGTACGCACTACCCATAAAATAGAAGCTGGCTCTTGTTGGTATGCAAAATCAACAACCAGGCTTTCAGTTATATGGTCAGCAAGAACCGTAAGATCAGGTGCAATGTAGTTATCACTATCGTAGTTATATGTTAGTTCTCGTATCTTACGTTTGGCACGATGTATAAACAATACAAGATTGCCAACTGTAATAGCATCTTTGTTGGCACTACCATAAGCTGATTGTTTACGAATATTAATGTTAGTAGGGGATAGTCCATTAACACTATCTGATCCTGTTACTAAAAATTCTGCACCCGTTGTACCAATTAATAATGATCGTGATGCAGCTAAATAACGTATGGCATTTACTTTGTTACTAGCAATGGTAAAGTTCATTGCTTCATCTGCATCTGTACCCTCTGTAAAGTTTTCGTAATCACCAGATTGTGACAGCCACAATGTTTGAGGATTATTGTTTGTACCAGCAAATGATAATCGTTGTTCAAAGAACGATACACAAGATGGATAATTGCCTGTACCTAAATTTAACACTGGATTGTTTAATTTTGTGACAGTACCCGTTGATCCACTAAATGAACTATAACCTGATGTATCGACATTAGTGCCAGCACTATCTTGTATTTCAAAATGTTGATCAGGGCCAGTTAATGTACCTGAAACAAATGTTGTATAATCAGTTGTATCAATATTAATGCCGTTGCCGTTTTGTAAATTAAAAGTGGTGCTTGATCCTACAGTTCCAACCTTAAAACTGTTGCCATTTAACTGTGTCATACCAACTACATCAGTGACATCAAAACTGTCACCAGCTATTAATCCATGAGCTGCTGATGTCGTAACTACACCAGGATTAGCTTTAGTAATTCCACTAATTGTTATTTTATTTTTTTGTTCTCCAACTTTAAACACACCACCATTAAACTGTGTCATTCCACCAATGTTTGCAAATGTAACAAAATCACCTTTGCGTAAACCATTATCTAAAGTTGTAGATACAACCCCAGGATTAGCTTGTGTGATACCTGATACAATAAAATCAGTTCCTGTTGTTAATGTTGGTGTTGAAAATGACCATGATGTGTGTGCAGTTCGTGATAGTTTACGAATAGCATACGATGGATGAGTGATATACATAACATCAGCTGATTGTGCGTATTTTAAATCAGCTAACACACTATGAGGATATGGTGATGTAATTTCGTATATTGGATAAACTACACCTCCTGATGCATATGTTGTTAATGATGTTGTATTAAAATTAGTTCCGTCAGTATTTAATAGTTGAAATGTAGTTGATGATCCAACTGTGCCAACCCTAAATTGTCGGCCATTTAATTCTGTCATACCAACTATGCCATCTAAAATAACATAATCACCAGCTGTTAGTCCATGTGTAGCAGATGTCACTACACCTGGATTGGCTTTGGTAATAGCTGATATGTTTAAACCAGTTTTTGTAATGATGCCGTTATCTTTATAGAAACGAACATACTCGTCACCAAACTCAAGTATATATGTTTGTGTTGTAGAAAACTCAAACGGTATAAGTCTGTGAGCTGTGCCATTTGTACCACGTTTAGCTTCGGCAATAAATTTAGTGCCTGGCCGTCTAGCAGCAGTACCATGTGGATAGACAATCATGTTTTCAACTGTCTTACATCCGACTTTGTACTTTTCTAAATCTATACGACCATCTAACTGATCTGATAGTTCACCACCAGTAAAACTGGTGTACGGGTAGGCTGATCTTGCCATTAAAACCTCGATGCAATAAATGGAAAGTCTGCATCAATTTCATCTGGCATACCTTCGGTAGCATCTGCAAATCGTGCATCTTTTAATTTCTCTTTGTATCGTTCTTCCATAATCTGAATCATTGTTGTTGATCCAGTTATGCCGTATGCAATATCAGCTGCTAGTGCAGCTGTTAATGTTTCGACTAAACTTGTATCGTATTGTGTGGTGTCAGTAATTTTTGCCACATATAAAATTTTCATTGTTAAGGCATCTGTTAAAATTTTTCTTCCCTCTACTTTAAAATCGACATCATCTCTCATTTCAAATGTTTGCAGCACTCTTAGACAATCAGCTGGCAATGTATAAGCATACGAATACTCATACGCTGGTGCTGTTGCGTCAGCTGCAATACTGACTCGTTTTAATAAACAATTCCACGGATGTTCACGAAACACACGATCTCTTACCATGTCGTATCGTTGATTTAACATTCGTGCATTTTTGCTGTCATCTGACAGACTTATAATTGTTGAAGCTCCTAATTGGTTTAATGCTCCATTACAAATATCGACTTGTGAACTCATATAAAATATCTCTTAATGTATGAGGGTAGCCATAACGACTACCCCCATAGTTTTTTTGCTTAGTGCTTAGTTTACAACGTAGTGGATGTTGAAAGACATATCACCAGCAGTGCCACCAGCAGCAGCCATTGTAGCCGCTACATAGAATACACCACCTGGATCTGAACTATCACCAGCCAGTTCCCACATTTTTTTACCAGCAGTGTTGATGTCAGCAGCTTCAAAACGAACATCTGCCATTGCCCCAGCGTCAGCTACGGCAGTTGCAAATACATCTTCGTCTTTAACTACTCCAGCAGATGTGTAAATTCCAACATTGAAAGTACACGATCCACCAAGGGTATCTGAACCAATAAATAGTTGAGATACAACAGCATTGCTTGGTATTGGTGCAAGCATAACGACATCATCGTTATCACTGTCACCAGTATCAAGTGCTATAGTGCCTTGTGCTACACG